GAAGAAGAAAAACAACGTGATTACAATCCTAATCCAGATAAAAAGCAATTTTATGATAAGTACGGCCATGTCATAAAACGAACTGGGGTGAAATAATGGCACTGCTCGGACAATTAACGGTTGGTATTCTTGGAGACTTAAGCGGCTACAGTGATACTTTATCTAAAGCACAAAAAGAGACGTTAAGATTTACGAAAAGTTTAGAAAAAACAGGTAAGAATATATCTACTATCGGTTACGGCTTTCAAGATTTAGGAAGTAAATTAACGAAAATGATTACAGTACCTGCTTTAGCAGCTGGTACAGCTGTTGCTGGAATTACCCTGAAAAAAGGGTGGGATAGATTAATGGGCATAGATACTGCCCAAGCCAAGCTGAAAGCATTAGGTCATGATGCCAAAAGTGTAGATTCAATTATGGAATCTGCTTTAACGTCCGTTAAAGGGACAGCCTTTGGATTAGGTGAAGCTGCAACAACAGCGGCAAATGCAGTTGCTGCAGGTGTTAAACCAGGGGAAGAATTAACAAGATATTTAACATTAGCAGGTGATGCAGCAGCAGTTGCTGGAGCAGATTTAAGTGAAATGGGTTCGATTTTAAATAAAGTACAAACTTCTAATAAAGCGTATAACGGAGAATTACAACAGTTATCGGATAGAGGTTTACCAATCTATCAATGGTTAGCTGATGAAGCTAATACCACGGCAGATGCAATATTTGATATGGCTTCAAGTGGAGAAATATCATCTAAAATGTTACTCGAAGCTATAGAAAAAAATATTGGTGGAGCAGCCGGAATCATGGGAGCCGAATCATTTGCGGCTGGAATGGAAAACGTATGGGCTGCGGTTGGAAGGTTAGGCGCTGCCTTCTTAGATGCTGGTGGTGAAGCTGGAGGTTTCTTTTCAAGTGTTAAACCTTTAATGGCAGATTTAATTGAATATTTTGATGGTCTAGGAGATGTAGCTGCTGATTTAGGGGTTAAATTCGGCGAAGCATTTAATTCAATAATTGAAAAGATTCGCTCAGTAAAGCAATGGTATGATGATCTATCGCCGGCAATGCAAAGCTTGACACAAAAAGTAGCTCTGTTTGGTAGTATCGGAGCAGTGTCAATAGGTCCCTTCTTGTTAATTATCGGTAAAGTAATTGTAGGTGTAGGTAATTTAATAACAAGAATTGGAGTAATTGCTGGAGCAGTAACTAAGCTCGGTGGAGTTTTTGGAATATTAACAGGGCCTATCGGAATAACAATTGGAATAATTACTGCATTAATAGGTGTGGGAGTCCTCTTATATAAAAACTGGGATACCATCAAAGAAAAAGCGCAAAATGTTTTCACAAAGTTCGAACCTTTCCTAGATGTTGCTAAAAATGCATTTCAAAATCTATTCGATTCTGTCGGGCCTATTATGGATAGTTTAAAGGGTTTATGGGAAAGTGTTTTACCTATACTAGAAAAGCTAGGTTTAGTAGCTATGGCAGTAATTGTTCCGGCGTTTGGTATTGTTGCATCCGTATTTAATGCAGTTGTTTCAGCTATAGGTCCTTTGATTAATGCGGTGATAAATGTTGTAGACGTAATTGTAAACGTGTTTAATGCCTTAATCGCTTTATTGATGGGTGATTTTAGCGGTGCAATGGAGTTTTGGAAGCAAGCATCAGAATCTACAGTCGAGTTTGTAAAGAATTTATGGGAAACGGTCATTAACTTCTTTTCGACATTAGTTGAATCGATTATTGAGTTTTTCCACAATTTGTATATGACTTTAGTCGGAAATTCTATCGTACCTGATATGGTAGAAGCGATTGTAGAGTGGTTTAAAAATCTCTTTGACTGGTTGATTGAAATTGTGACAAACATTGTCGAGGGAGTCATTGAGTTTTTCACTAATTTATCTGATAGATCGATAGAAATATTCGAAGCTTTTTCTACATTTATCGTTGCCATCTGGAATTATATAAAACAAACATTCGAAAATGTCCTAGCATTTTTACTAGCCTTAGTCACAGGTGATTTTGAAGGTATGAAAAATGCAATGCAAAATCAGATGGAAAATGCACGTAACTTATTATCTAACATCTGGGATTTAATAAAAGTTTTAATTGGTAAAAAGGCATCGGAAATTCTTTCTAATGTAACGAGTAAATTTATTGAAATAAAAAATAACATTCAAAATAAAATAACTGAAGCCAAGGACCAAGTAGTTAGTAAATTCAAAGACATGGTCTCAAATGTGAAATCAAAATCAAGTGAAATTGTTTCGACAGCAAAATCAAAGTTTGATGAAGTTAAACAGAAAATCATTAAACCTATTGAAGAAGCGAAAACGAAAATTAGCAATATTGTTGACGACATCAAAGGTTTCTTTACCAACATGAAATTAAAATTACCAAAAATAGATGTACCTAAATTACCAAAATTCACTCTAAAAGGAAGCTTCAACTTAAAACCTCCTTCAGTTCCGAAAATAGGTGTTAACTGGAACGCTATGGGAGGAATCTTTAAAAAGCCTACTATTTTTAATACAGCGAATGCTGGGCTACAAGGCGTAGGTGAAGCAGGAGCAGAAGCGATTATACCTTTACGTAATAATGTATTAGCTATGATTGGTGATGCAATCGCTCAAAATATGTCGCAAGAAGAAATAGAAACATCTACAGTAATTCAAATCGAAAATATGAATGTACGTGACGAATATGATATTCAACGTATTGCGAAAGAATTAGATGAGTTATCAAGAACAAGAGAACGTCAACAAGGGGTGGTTAGATTTAGATGATTACACTAGATGATAATTACCGTTTAGAAGATTTTGGTTTGATTGCTGAAATCGGTCATGGAAATCCAATCACTCCTAAAATCGAAAATAAAACTATACCAATACCGGGAAGAGCAGGCTTATGGGATTTCGGAAGTGAAATAAAAGAAAAGCAAATCTCATTACCTGTAGCATGTGTAGGAGAAGATAGAATAATTTTGCAACAAAACTTAAATGATTTTGTTGCTTTTTTATGTGATGAATATGGAAAACCAAGAGATATGAAAGTTGTATTTGATTATGAACCAGATAAATTTTATACAGCAAAATTAGCGGGCCAATTAGAACCAGAACGAATTATACACTTGGGAAGGTTTGCATTGGAGTTGGTAGCCAATGATCCTTATAAATACAGTCGTTTGTATGGCGATGAAGTGGTTTGGGGTAGTGAAGAAGTTACTTTCCAGTGGCATTATTTACTTGGCCATGATGGAGACGGTGCAAGTAGTGGGTTTAAGTTTACATCAGCTAAAACTATTAATGTTGATGTATACGGATTGGCAGTGCAGCCTGTATTTGAAATTGAAGGTACTGCAAACAATCTCAAAGTTACATGCGGTAAATATAGTTTTACATTATCTAATTTCACTAATGCTAAATGGGTAATAGATTTTGAAAAATACATTGTTTACAAGAATGGCCAAGAGCAATTACTAGAAGGTATTAATGATTTTTATCTTATGCCAGGAAGTAATGCAGTTAAAGTAACAGGGAATAATTTAAACATTGATATGAAGATTAAATTTAGAGATAAGTATAATTAAGGAGGATGTGATTAATGACTGAATACATTAAAAGACAGGACAGTTTAAACACAGGGCGGGAAAAAATAAACCAAGCGCTAACAAACGCTAATACGAATGCAGATAAAGCTAAGATTGATTCGGCTGAAGCACTTTTAAAAGCAATTGCTTCGATGAATTTATCAGAAAGTTTACGGGAACAATTTAATCAAATTATTATTGATGGAGATTCGAGCGTTGAAGCAGCTGCCGCAAGAGTGGATGAAGAAAACATAACTCACGACACATTGAAGGAAAGAATTGATGATGGATTTACAAAAACTAAGACACAGTTGGCGGAAACTGAGCAGGAAATAAAAGACGGTACCCGAAACTTTAAAACTGTAGACAGTCCGTCTTTTTGCTTTATTGATGATGATAGTACAATTAACGTTTACACAGAGCTATACCCAATGTTTGAAAGCAAAAATGCTAAATTTACGATTGCGGCAATAACGGGTCAAATAGGTGGAACGAATCGAATGACAGAAGCACACCTATTAGAAATGTACAACGATGGTTACGACATTATGCCACATACCCATCATCATAAAAATTTAACGACACTTACTGAGCAAGAAATAATCGATGATTACGAAGCCTGTAAAGCTTATTTAGATGGTTTAGGTATAGATTATGTTAACGCCCTTGCATATCCTAACGGAGCTTATAACGATACTGTCTTAAAAATAACAAGTCGCTATTTTGATTGTGCATTACAGACATCGACAAGAAATAACCCTTATCCGATCGAAACTTACGCTATAAGGCGTGTTGGCATTGGTTCTTGGGGATATACAGAATGGCAGCCTATTAAAGAAAAAATTGACGAAGCGATTGAGAATAACTTAATGTTTGTTGGTATGCTCCATATACGAGACACGCCACAAGAATTAAGATATTTGATAACACAATCAATAGACTATATTCGTTCGCAGGGTTTTGAAATATCATCATTTAGAGATGCGTATGAGAAACACAAAAACAAATTCGAACACGAAGATTTTGGGGGTAAATATATAAAGGTGGGGGCTGACAGTAGTGTTGAAATTAGCGGTTTAGGTGTCGAAGTATTGCCGGCTAACACTATTACAAATGACACCCCGTCAAGGGACATTAACTCGGGAAGGATTTTCCATAATATTGTGACAACCTCTGAAGCGGAAGGAATGCCTGAGGAAAAGGGAGGATATTTAACAACTTACTCAATATCGGAAAATTACCCGGACAGATATCAAGAGTATAAAGTTATTGACAGTAATAATAAATATATTAGACGCGCAACAGGAGCGGCCAATTGGTCAAGATGGTTAGTGCAAGGAAACATAACAGATGCATCGGCTGATAAACCTCTATTCGATGCGCCACAATCTCAATATCAGGTAGGCGGAGTGACGAGGGTTAATGTGTCAAATTCAAAAGCAAGTGATGCTCCTACACCAAATTTAGGGGGTGTTTTAGAAACCTTCAACTTTTTCACAGATTACAACTTTTGCTATCAATTATATCATCCGATAGGTAAAAAAGAAATTTGGAAAAGAACAGCAACAAGTCCGTCAAACTGGAATACTTGGGAAAAAGTAAGTGAGGTATAGGAACATACTGTGTCGTAAGAAATAATCTACCTTTTATTGTATAATGTTGGTAAATATATTAAGGGGGGACGAAAATTGAGAGAGTTATTTTCTGTTATATTTATTTTAGCGCCTGTATTAATGTTTGGTATTTTAGATAAACCTTTGCAAATGATAATAATTTTGTTTGCCGGATTTGCTTCAGCAGTTGTAGTGAATATTGATAAATTTGAAAGTTTTAAAGCTGGTCAATTAGAAGCTAAACTAAGAGAAGCAGACAAGATAATAACTAAAGCCACAGCGACAATAGAACAATTACAGTCTGTAACAGAACCTTTATTGAATTCAAATCTATCTTTATTAATTTATGATGGAACCATAGACGGTATGAAAGTCTATGAAAAAGAAAAAATGTTAAACGATTTACTTAAAATCAAAAAAGAAATGAATTTAAATGGTAAAGATATTGATAAATTAATTTTTAATGCGAAAAGTAGTATAGCAAATTCTTATTTTACAAATATAAAATTAAAGATACCTGGCGATATTAATACCAATAAAATGACCTTTTTTGATAAATATACTGATATGGAAAATTACCCATCGTTTCCTTCAATTAAAGAAGTCGATGAGTTTTTTGAAAAATACCCAGATTTGTTAACGGATGATGTGAATGTAGAGCTAAAAGAATTTAAAGGGTTTGTAGAAAAGTATCTTGATTCTTAAGGGTAGGTGATAAATTGATTAAAACAATAAACTTAAACCGTCAAACAACTGCAATCTTAGAAAACGCATATAATATAGGTTACGAGAGAGAGGCTAATGCCATTTGGCAGGCCTCTTTTAATTTGCCTTTAAACGATCCAAAAATTGAAAAGGTTAAGCAGTTGGAATATGTCGAGATTGTAGACGATTTAACCGATGAATATATTGGTTTATTCCGCATTATGCCAAAATTGACACGTAAAAATAGCGAAGCAAACTATGTGCAATTTCAATGTGAGCATGTGCTATCTACATTACTAGACAGTTCGCTGTTCCAATACCATCAACTATCGAATTACACGACTGATTATGTACTTAATTACTTACTAGATCAACAGAATCATAAACATTGGAAATTAGGGACAGTAGAGTTTACACGTTATTTTCACTACAGCTGGGAAAATGAAAATGTTTTATCTGCACTTCTAAGCGTACCTAAACCATTTAACGAGCATTACATTTGGACCTGGGATACAAAGTCATATCCATGGACACTCAATCTAGTAAAGCCCGAAGTATTACCAACGGCAAGAATCAAGGAAGGTTACAATCTACAAACGCTAGAAATAGAAGAAAATCCGATGTCGCAATTTAATCGTATATATCCACTCGGTGCTGGAGAAGGAGTTAATCAACTAACGATTCGTGACGTTAATAATGGTGTACCTTATCTTGAAGACAGGAAGCCGGGTGAAGAAATACGAGAGGTAATTTGGCCAGACCAACGATATACTGTTGCAGAAAGTTTAAAAGCTGATGCGCTAGCGCTTCTCGACAAATGGAAAATACCACAGATAATATGGAAGGCTACTGCTGCAGAAGTTTCAAGTATTACGGGTTTGGAAATCGACAAGTTAAAAGAAGGAAAAGTTGTTCGACTGGATATTGATGATATACCAACAGTTGATCTCAGGATTATGAAAGAAAAGAAATCCGACATAAAAGGTGACCCTGGTAATGTTGATTTAGAGATTGGCAATGTTAGTGATGATTTAGGAGCGACTAATGCGGACCTGGAGAAACGATTACAAATAAATGAGTTGTATTCACAGGGTGCAACGAACATTCTTAACTTTACCTATCAAGACAATTGCGATGCCAATACACCTGCTACTATACCGTTTTATTTAGATGATGATGTCGTAAATGTAAACACAATTGAGTTAACTTTTAGAACTAAGAAGTTTAGAGCATACTCACAAGCTACTCATGGTGGTGGAGCATTAGTAAAATCTACTGGTGGTGGCGGTGGTATTGTTAAGTCTACTAAGGGCGGTGGAGGTACTACTAGGTCAACAACTAGTGGTGGAGGTACAACTGCAACATCCAGTAATGGTGGAGGAGTTGCTAAATCAACTGCAAGTGGTGGAGGTAGTACACAAACTAGCTCGAGTGGTGGCGGCACAACTAGATCTACTAATCAATATTGCGGCACGACAGAAACATGTGTCGTTAGGACAGGTACTTCGAGTGGTTCGGGTGAGCATTCGCATCCGTTACCAGGTCAGTTATTAAATCACACACATAGTGTCCAGATACCATCACATACACATAGTGTGGGAATACCTAGTCATAGCCATAGTTTCGATATACCGAATCATAATCACACGGTAACGGTCCCTAATCATAGCCATAATGTGACGATTCCGGACCACACTCATGAGATAGATTTACCTAACCACAGTCATGAAATAGAGTTACCAGACCATACGCATGAGGTAAAACATGAGATTATTGAGTTAAACACAATGCCGTCCAAAGTAACTATTAAAGTAGATAGTAATGTTGTACCACACACCGATACAAGTGGTGATCGTATTAATTTAGCTGATTATATGAGCAAAGATACTAACGGGAAAATTACTAGAGGACGGCATGAAGTAACGATACATCCAGACGGATTGGCACGTATAGAAGCAGATTTAATATGCAGAGTATTTATTCAAAGTCAATTAGGACAATCACTATAAAGGAGCGATAAAATGATTAAATTAGAAGTGACAACGCATAGTGGTGAAACTGATATTATTGAGGTGGAGGAATACGACGTTCAAGAAATAACCGAATTACGTAATGGAGAACAAGAAGCCATTGCGATTGGCAATTACAGTTACAGTCGAATTGATATTAAAAATATTAAACCGATTGCAGATGACGAATAATAAAAAATTGAACAATAAAAAAATTAGTGGTATTCTTTAAAAAAAGTAAACATTTTCCAAAGTTGTAGGAGGATATGCCATGAAAAGAATATTACTAGTTTTATCATGTTCATTTTTATTGTTTGGTTGTGGTGGTAATTCAGACGAAAAAGAGGTTTTATCTATGGAAAAAGAAACAAAAGAATTGGATTTAATGGGCATTGGTAAGTTCGAGTTGGTAGAAAGGGTTAACATTGTTGTATTGGGTAAGTGGATTGATGAAGGTTACGAAATCTTCACCTTAGATGATGCAGACGAATTAGAAAGCTTAATCGAATCTGCGATTGGTGAATACGAAGATGAAATAGAACTCTTACGTGAAGAATATGAAGTTAGAATTGAAGTACCTGACATCGAAACATCATACGAAAATCACATTAAGGTATTTGCTAAAAATGTCCTAAAAGAGCATCCAGACAAGGAATCGTACATCGAAAAGTTATATGAAGCTAACGAATTGATTAAGGACAAAGACAGTGCAGCCGTCGAAAAGAAGATTGAAGAAGCAAGAAAATTAAGAGAGTGATTTACAGAAATCTACATTAGTAGGTGTCTTTTTCAATGGTTAAAATCCCCTTCTTGTCGTATTATGTAGGTAATATGATGGGGAGGGTTATGTTTGAAAGAAATAAAAATAAAAGATGTAGCATTATATATATTTATCTGTACTGTTGTAGGTCATTATATAAACTTTTCTTATAGCTGGGGTTATAATAATTATTTTTCTATTCCTTTGCATTTTATAGATTTTTCAATATTAAACATCACGAAAAGCACATCATTTATAGGAATAGGTATTGCAAGCATAGTGTTATTAGGTATCTTTTTTCTAGATGAGACTGATATTAAGTGGATTGTAGATAAACTAGGGCTTATTTTATTCAAACCTAAAATAAATTTAGGTTTACAATTCTTAGTATTAATCTTCTCAATTGTTATCATATATTTATTGGGATTAGAATCAAATTCAAAATTATATGTGTTTTATTTATTAATGTTCAAATTTTTTTCAATGATCTATTTTATTCTGAAAAAATATTTAAAGGCTTTTATTGTTTCTGTATTAATTATCTTTTTCATGTTGCCTTATACATTAGGAATTATGAATGCTATACATCAAACGGATTTCTTTATTATAAATAATGATATAGAAAATATAGTAATTACATTTACTGATAATAAAGTGATTTTGGCAAAGTTTGACATTGAAAGTAATACAATTTATCCAGTTTTTAAAGTTTTATCAATAGATGCATTGGAAAAGGAAAACAGCGAATTAAAATTATTTAAAATTTACCGCCCTAATGTATCAAGTTTTAATAACAAGGATTCCTTCAATGAATATAAAGAAACTATTTTAGGTTTACCGAATTAAATGCTAGTTGTCTTAGATAAGTAATGTTTTCGTAATTGTGTAACAAATTAGGTTGATGAAATATTAAGTAATATTTAAAAGACATCTCAATTGAGGTGTCTTTTTTATGTCACAAATCAGGAGGGAGCAATTGGATAATAAAGAAATTTATAAATCACTCACAGAAATTAAAGAGCGCACAGCCAGTGTGGAAACTAAGGTTGACACATTGGTAGATGACAACAAAAAAGTAGATGAAATAAAAGACATAGCTGTCAAGGCACGTGACAGCTCTTCATCTGCACATAAACGCATCGACAGCATAGATAAGTGGATGTTTGCGATAGGTAGCACAGTAATATTGACAATCATAACAGCGGTTTTAGGTATAGTCTTTATTAATTAAAGGAGAGATAAAAAATGAACGAATTACTAAACGAATATCTAATACAAGAAGCACTGATACTCATTCCGGCACTTTTAATTTTGGGGAAAATCATTAAAAAGACAGATGTTATAAAGGATAAATACATCCCAATCACATTATTGTTTGTTGGTATCGCATTTGCAATTGCATTAATCGGTATTAATGTAGATGCGTTCATTCAAGGTATTTTAGTGGCCGGTGCAGCAGTATTCGGACACGAATTGTACAAGCAATCAAAAGAGCGCGAGTAATCGGCTCTTTTTTAATTTATAAGGAGATGATAGTTAATGGTATTTAAAGCATACAGACGGACAAGTGCTTATGGATGGCGAGTGCATCCAATACACAAGACACGTAAATTTCACGCGGGAATTGATTTAGTCAAATTAAAGGGTGGCGTGAACGCAACAATTGAAGCATTTACGGGCGGTACGGTCATCCACGCTAAAACAGGTGTAAGTGGTAGTGGCGTTGGTGGTTACGGTAAAACAGTAATCATTAAAGACAGTAAAGGTGCCGCACATGTTTATGCTCACTTACACAATATATCCGTCAAAAATGGCGCAAAAGTAAGCAAAGGTCAAGTGATCGGACGTCAAGGAGCAACGGGCAATGTCACAGGCGCTCATTTACATTACGAGATTCGTAAAAAATCGAGCCCTTCACTCGGATGGACAAGCAAACCGGAAAATAGCACATACAATCCAACTGATTATTTAAGGAAAAACACAAGCAAAGGAAGTGGTAGAGTGGTAGTAAATTTAAAAGTAGATGGTAAACGAGGTCCGGAAACGATTAGACGGTGGCAACAGTTTTTAGGCACTCCACAAGATGGTGAGTTGTCGAAGGTTAGTACGGCTATTAAGGCATGGCAGCGCTTTTTAAATAAGTATGCTATTGCTAAATTAAAAGTAGATGGTGTTGAGGGCCCGGCAACAATTAAAGCAACTCAAAAGTTTTTTGGAACTCCAGTTGACGGCGTAATCTCAAGCACAAGTATTATGGTTAAAGAGTTGCAACGTTTTCTCAACAATTACGGCAGATAAGCCGAAACCAAAAGAGGGCTTAATTGCCCTCTTAAATAATTATTATTGGTCTTGTATAAACTTTGTGCAATAATCACAAAAAACTGCATCATAATTATGGTTTTCACAGATAAACCTAGTCCCACATCTTGCACAATCAGTAATATCATTAAAGTCATAAGATTCGAAACACTCAAAGCATGCAATGTCGGTGGAAAGTATTAATACTTTTTCGCTTTGGCAATTAGGGCAATTGGGTCTATCGTATCCAAATTCTATATCAATAAAATAATCTTTTGAATTACTAAAGTAAAATTCATCTGTGCTTGAAGTTGTTGAACAAAAATGGCAGATGCATCTATGGTCATCTGGTATAACTTCCAATGTTTTTTGAGAGCAATTAGGACACAGTAACACTAAATAACTATTTATTATTTTTTCTTTAATCAAAGATTTTCTATTTTCAATGAAATCATCAAACTCAAACGAATAATTCCTTATTAATTCAAATAAAGAATTATATTCTTCTACAATATTTTTATTTTCAATACTTTTTAAATCATGATCATTAGCTTCATAGTCGTGATATATTTCATAAATGCTATTTAATAAAATGGCTATTCTTGATCTTACTTCATGTGGATTTAGTTCATTATGTAGATGTTCAATTTTATTTCGTTGTTCTCTTAACCAATTGAGATTTTTATGAAAATTATTTGAAAGATTAAAAACATCTGTTTTTTTTAATCTATTAATCAATGTGTCATGATTAACTGATTTAATAGTTCCATCAAATAACTTTGACTTATCTGCCTTATCTACATCTTGGAAGATCAGTACCCAATGTTCCTTATATAGAACGTCTTTCAAAAATAAAATAATTCCTGAATATAAATGAAGTATTGCATACTTGTATTCATTATCATCCTCACTAATTATTGCCTCTAATCCTTTTTCAATAAAATCATAAGAATTATCTCGTAACGCAATACTAACGTTTTCAAAACTTTCTTTTGTCATGTATAAACCTCCAAATAATCGTATTCAATTGATTTAATAGATATGTATAAGAGTATACTCTATCATACGAGCTATTTTACAAAAATAAAAATTATACGAGGATATTTTGTTTCTTGAATGTTTTCCTCTCAAATTCTTTTTTACTATCTTCTTATTACATTTCCTTCCTAATTCTTGATTCATAAAACAAGAACATAAGTTCCCTTATTGTTTCCGGATGTGCTACATACACTATATAATATAGTTATTCGTACCAATTACAAACAATCATAAACGAGGGGATGACTATGTTAGAAAAGACAAACAGGAATATAGTTAAGTATAATGATTATCCTTATTTGGTGTATGCACGTGTTTCGTCCGACAAAGACAGTCAAAAAGATTCCATCACGAACCAAATTGATATAAGTAGATATTGGCTCGAAAAAAATGGGTTTGAATGGAATGAAAATGCAATATTAAAAGATGAAGATAAATCAGGTACCTTGTTTCTTGAAAGAACTGCAATGCAACTGATACTGCAAAAAGCACGTAATCGAAAAATTGAAATGGTTGTATTTAAATCAATCCATAGATTAGCAAGAGATTTGAAGGATGCTTTAGAAATAAAAGAAGTATTAGTTGCTCATGGAGTTCGTGTTGTGACTATTGAAGAAGATTATGATAGTTATAAAGAAGGCAAAAATGATATGAAGTTCGAGATGCATTCCATGTTTGCTGCACAATATCCTAAAACATTATCTGTAGCCATCAGCTCTGCTTTAGCTGCAAAAGTAAGGAGAGGGGAACATATTGGAAGAGTTCCTTTCGGCTATGATCGAGTTGATAAAAAACTAGTTATCAATGAAGAAGAAGCTCGTGTGGTGAGACAAATTTTCAAATGGTATAACGAGGATGGTTTAGGTTTCAAAAATATCACACATGCATTGAATGATGCGGTAAACAAAGGTGAATTATGCAAACCCAAACTTGGTGGGGTATGGCAATTAACAACTGTTCAATCCATGATAAGAAATGCTACTTTCTGTGGCACCTTCATTTTAAATCAATATACCACTATTAAGGTTGACGGAAGAAAAAAGCAGATAAGGAATCCGAAAGAGAAGTGGACTATATTCGAAAATCATCACCCCAGCATCATATCAAAAGAAGAATGGGAAAAAGCTAATAGTAAGCCTGTTATTAATAGAAAAACCAAGATTTCGCCCTGGAACGAGTTTCGTGGATTAATGAAGTGTGGCAACTGTGGTTACAATATGATTATTAACCAATCATGGAAAAAGAAAAAGGATGGAACAAAAACTCGATGGAAATATTTAAAATGTAGTGCATATCGTCGTGCTGGTAAAAGTGCATGTGTGAATCATGTTCCTTTGACATATGAAGATTTTCGCGAATTCATCGTTGATAGATTAACAGAAAAAGGTGAGGAAGTAGCTTTAGAATTTGAAAATGTTTTCGGTAAGAAAAAAGAGCAACAAATAACAAGCTTGGAGAAGACAGTAATAGAATTAGAAGTTAAAAATAAAAGACTAGTAGATTTATATCTAGATGAACTAATAAATAAGCATGAGTTTGAAATTAAACGGAAAGAATTTGAAGATAATATTAAGGAAATAAAAGATCAGTTGTTTACCTTAAAGAAAGAGGAAACATCAGAAGTAGCGATTAAAGATATTAGGCAAGCATTTAAAAATATTAAGCAGAAGGATAAGGACATTCATCACGCATTGAAAGTTCTTATTGATTATGTTGTTATTCATCCAGACGGTAAGACTGATATTACTTATAAGTTCGAATCCTAACTTTATAATAAGGGTTCGCAATCACTATGTATAACAAACGTTATCCAAAAACTGGGTGTAAAAGGCCGAGCACAGGCAGTTATCGAACTCATACGGATGGGTGAATTAGAGTTGTAACACCATATCAATCAGCTTCTTTAACTTATTGCTATATATGTAACAAGGGATGTACTCCATAAAGCATGACAAAAACCAACCTAAAGAAAAAGGTTGGTTTTTTATTTCAAGATACAATAGAAATGTAATCATATAATATCTAAAGTAATTTACTTGCGATTATATTTCCTCTTCATTTCCATTCGTAAAAATCACTTTAACTTGACCTATAGTTTGTCCTTCTTTTTGAACGTTTTTCTTATCTTTAACTCCCCAACCATCAATTTCATCGGGATGACTTAGTGCAAACATAAAGCTAAATTGAACATATTCTCCTTTAATATTAGTCATCTTAACATTCATATTATAGTAACCTGTCATCACATTGTAACTGCTTTTTTCAAACTCTACTGATTTGATATCTGCAAAGGTATTCTTCAATGCTTCGACGGACGCTCTCTCTGCCTCGATTTTCTCTGCTTCTTTTCTTTCTTCTTTATTATCCATATATACTTTTCCGCCTACTCCAGCCACTAATAGCAAAGCAATAATAAGAAACATCCAATTTTTCTTCAT